GTTCGCAATTGTTGAGGTGGCCTAAGGCCGTTACCGGGGATCGATTGCACACCCAGTGTACTTGAACGATCCCCATGCTTGAAGGTAACAGAACGCCTAGGAAAGCCAAATAAACTACGTAAATGCTTCGTCTTCTGTGGGTTATCACAAGGACAAAAGTACGCAGTTTACAACAACAATCTCCCTACAATAGAGAGGGCATTACTTGAAAGAGTGTTTTACGTCGCCAGGGGGGATGGATTCGTCCGGACCCCAAAGCCAACTGACGACGCGTTTGATAGGCTTGAGACTGTGCTAAAGCACTTCCAACAGGAAGCTCGATATGCCGCCCCTTTAACAGCGATGCAATTCGCTGGATCGTATGTGGGCCGCAGAAGGGTGAACTATGAAAGAGCAGCCAGCACCCTCGCCCAAATCCCACTCGGCCCAATGGACAGCACAATCCGTGCATTCATCAAGGCTGAGAAACAAAATTTCACAGTAAAGTCAAATCCCGCCCCTAGAATCATACAACCACGTGATCCTAGGTATATTGTAGAATGCGGTCGCTATATAAAAGTGATAGAGAAAAATATTTATAAAACAATTGACAAACTCTTCGAAGCCAAGACTGTATTTAAAGGGCTAAATGCTGAAAAGAGAGGATATTATATGTTTAAACATTGGAACCACTTCAATGACCCTGTAGCAGTTGGGTTAGATGCGTCTCGTTTTGACCAACACGTATCTCAACCCGCTCTGAAGTGGGAACACACCATATATAAAACTTATTATCCACGCGACAAGTACTTCGCTCAGATTTTGCAGTGGCAACTGCAAAACCGGGGAGTAGCACGAGCCCCAACAGGCACCGTCAAATACACCACCGACGGTTGTCGCATGTCAGGCGATTCCAACACTGCCCTTGGGAATTGCTTATTAATGTCATCCATGGTCTACGCGTTCGCAGAGTCATTAGCTATTGAGATACGATTAGCTAATGACGGCGACGACTGCGTTGTAATTATGGAGAAAGAGCACCTACTAATGTTTCAACAACATATAGATACTTTCTTCACCCATTTAGGATTCAAAATGGTGGTCGAACCACCAGTATACATATTCGAGGAAATCGAATTTTGTCAGTGTCATCCAGTATTCGACGGTCAGAAGTACATCATGGTACGTGACCCAAGAGTAGCTATATCAAAAGACACCGTTGCTATCAAACCATTGGATAACGTAAAAGTTATGAAAAGATGGGCAGCAGCGGTCGGTGAAGGCGGAATGCACCTAACAGGTGGTATTCCGGTTTGGCAAGATTTTTATAGCTACTATGTAAGGGTAGGTAAAGGGTCTAAACCCTTAACAGACCCCAGTATGGAAACTGGTATGCAAAGAATGGCAAGAGGTCTCTATCGAAAGTACAGTGAACCGAGCATACGCTCCCGCGTCTCGTTTTATCTGGCCTTTAAGATCAGCCCCAATGACCAGTATATTTTAGAGAATTACTATCGTAATATCGAACCTAATTTTGAATCTCCCGGACTAAGACACGTAGTGCTACCACTACCAGGTCTAGCCGATGATGACATTATGCCAACGTAGTTGCAGTAGGATGGCGATCCCTTTATCGGGCCACGCAGACAAGCGTACAAATCCCAGGTGGGGAACCACCATTGGGTCACCACACATAATCCCCCAAAACAGTGCCATCCAGGCTTAATAATTCTGTGCTAAACAAAACGCCAAACGACTACACGGCGGGACACATTGTGGGTGTGGTGATGGATAGTCTCTGCTGGTCACAGGCATCCAATACATGACCAAACCAAAACGTAACCCAAAGAAAGCTGCTAA